GCCTCGAACCGCCCGCCAGCCCGAACGAGGTGGCCTGCCCGTCGTGCCACGCGCAACCAGGAGAGGCGTGCGAGACGCCGCGCGGCGCGATCGCAAAGGAACCGCACGCCCCGCGCCGCGAGCTGTTCGCGCTGCGCGTCGCGGAAATCCGGAAGCTGAACGCGTGGGAGGACGCGTGCCAGGCCGAGCGGAGCGCATGACCGCGCGTGGCCCGGACCGCGCACCGAGACGCCCCTGGTCCCGTGAGGACGACCGGCTGATGCGTGGCTTCTATCCGAACACGCCCACGACTGAGGTCGCCCGCCGCTTGAAGCGGACCGTCGCGGCGACCTATGGGCGGGCGTTCAAGTTGGGCTTGAACAAGTCTCCCGTGTACCTCGCCAGCCCCGCCGCCTGTCGCTTGCGCCGCGGCGACCACGTCGGCGCGCGCTTCCGCTTCCAGAAGGGGCACGTGCCGGCGAACAAGGGCCTGCGTCGTCCCGGCTGGGGACCGGGGCGGATGAAGGAGACGCAGTTCAAGAAGGGGATGCTGAACGGGGTCTCCGCGCGTCGCTTCAAGCCGATCGGCAGTGAGCGCACGATCGACGGCTACCTGTATCGGAAGGTGGCCGCGATCCCCGGGCCGTGGACGCGCAACTGGAAGCTGGTCCACGTGCTCCTCTGGGAGTCCCTCCACGGCCCGGTGCCGTCGGCGCACGCGGTCGTCTTCAAGAACCGCGACCGCACGGACATCCGGCCGGAGAACCTCGAGCTCATTCACCGCCGCGAGCTGATGGCGCGGAACACCGTTCACAACCTCCCGAAGCCGCTCGCGCAGGCGGTCCAGCTGATCGGCGCGCTGCGGCGGAAGATCAACCGGAAAGCCCGGGCATGAGTCACAACATCGACGATCTGCGGAACCATCTGTTCGCGGCCCTCGACAGGCTGTCGGACGAGAAGAAGCCGATGGAGATCGAACGTGCCCGCGCGATCGCGGACGTCGCCCGGGTCATCGTTGATTCGGCCAAAGCGGAGATCCAGTTACTTAACGCCACGGGCGCCCAGCACACCGCCACGGCGTTCATTCCGCTCGCGCTGTTGCCGGCGGCCGGCGGTTGCCAGTTCTGCGGGGGTCGCCTGAAGCCCGAGACGAACGGCAATGGCGGGGTCATCGATCGGTGTGTGAACTGTCATCGCACGCCGGCGCCGGCAGTGCAGATCCCGAAAAGGACCGGCACGTGAGCGAAATCATGAAGCCCAAAACCGCGCCGCCCGAGCTCGACGAGGACCTCGAGGACGATGACGACGAGGCGGAGTACGACGACGAGGGCGAGTTGCTCGACAGCGAGGAGTTCGGTCGGTGACTCCCGAAACATGGGTCTTCGTCGGCCGCCTCGCGGTGATCGCCGTGGTGGGGCTCGGGCTCCGTCTGCTGCTCGATCGGTGGGAGGCGCGCCGCGCCCTGGCCGAGGGGCAGCTGCGCACCGAGATCGACCGGACCCGCCGCGTCCAGGAAATCGAGCTCGCGCGACAGGACCTGTTGTTGCCGTTCGGGTGCGGGTGCTGCGGGCAGGACTGCCCGGACGGCGAGCTCTGGTGCTACGCGTGCCGCGCGCACGTGGGCGACGCGGCCGAGGTGTGCGATCGCACGTACTTCGCGCAACACGGCGTGGACTGCCCCTACCAGGTGCGCCCGATCGAGGAGACGCGGCTGATGCCCGGCGCGGACCCTGGGGACGAGAACGACCACCGCGACCAGGTGGCCGAGGGCCTCGGGATGATGCGGCGCGAGCCCGAGTACCTCGGCCGGCGGTGGGTCGTCAGCCCTCGACGGATTGAGCTGGCAGCCCCGTCGCACGTGCACGGGTCCGCGCCGATCGATGCCTCGCTGCAGCGCGCCCTCGATGAGATCGCGCGGGAGCCACACGCGTGAGCGTCAGACCGCCAGCAGCGATCGTCGCCACGGTTGAGCAAGCCGCCAGGCGGCGCTACCAAGATCTCGACGCGAAGGTGGACCGCGCCGAGGGCGATGGGCTGGCGGCGCGCTGGGCATTCGGCCAAGCGATGGAGAGGGAAGCCACGAATGGCCGGATGCCGCACGGACGGCTGGACGAACTCGTGGAACTGACCGGGAAGTCGCGCGCAGAACTGAAGCACCGTCACCGCTTCTTTACGGAAAATCCTAAACTGGCTAAGGCCTTAGCCAGTTTTCGGACCTGGGATGCCTTCGTTAACCCAAACACACCCGGCGGGGAGAGTAAGGCCGCCCTCTATACAAGCGAGAGTGGGGACTGGGAGACGCCGCAGGAGCTATTCGATGTCCTGCACGCCGAGTTCGGCTTCGACCTGGACGTCTGCGCCACCAAAGAGACCGCCAAGTGCAAGCGGTTCTTCTCGCCAAAGGATGACGGCCTAAGTCAGGAGTGGCGCGGCGTCTGTTGGATGAACCCGCCCTACATTGAGACGACGATAGCAAGGTATTACGCGATCGAGGTGCAGGATGACGTGTGGCTCGTGGTCCGGACGTCGCTACTCCGGGTTCTGACCAACGAAGCACGGCGGCGAGGCCTGCTTAAGCGTCGCGGTGACAACAACAATCTCAACGTCATGTTGCCCGTCGAATGGCTGGTTCGTGGAATCCCGCGAGATCTTCCGTGACCTGGACGATTCGCGTCCCCAAGTGGGACAAGTTCCAGCATTACAAGGACCGCAGTCCGACGTGGATCAAGCTCTATCGGGAGTTGTCGCATCGCCGCGCCTGGCGGGACCTGTCCGGCCCCGCGGCGAAGCTCTTGATCGACGTCTGGATGCTCGCGGCCGAGTCCAAGGACGGGAAGGTCAGCCTTCCCCTGGTGGACATGGCCTGGCGGCTCCGGCTGGACGTGGACGCCATGCGCGCGGACTTGGAAACGCTCCGCGTGTGTGAGTTCGTCGAGCTTGCTAGCACACCCGTACCAATCCGTACAGAACCGTCCGGGGGCGCTAGACCAGAGGAGAGGAGAGGAGAGACAGAGCAGAGGGAGAGTTCGGTAGCTTCGCTACCGGCAACCGCCGATGCGGAAGAAACAAACGGCGGCAACCCCATGGCCGTTCTGGGGCCGCTGATTCGCGAGCACCTGTACGTCCACGACGGGCAACCGCCTGCCGGCTACAACGCCCGTCGCTGCGCGGATATTTGCACGAAGCTCGTGCGCTCCGGCCGCTACACCACCGACGACTTACGGGAAGCCATCCTGGTGATTCCCCGGCTCCGCGCCACGGGGGCAGGGGCATCCGACAGCCTGCGCCGCTGGTTTGCGAAGCAAGGCAAGCTCACGATGCGGGCACTGACGGATCACTGGGGGTCGGGTTCCGTCCTTGAGCAGCTCCTACACATCGTCCGCAAGGCCGAGGGCCGCGCTCCGTCTCGTATCGGGGCGATTCTCAACCGCGCGACGTCGAGGGCGCAGGCATGAGCGGTGTGGCGCTCTGTCGCTCCGCGGAGGACGAGACGGTGCCGTGCCCGTTCGTCGGGGTCTGTCACGAGACTCGGCAACGGCTGATGCACTACGCCACACCCCCGATGCGCGGCATGGCGTGCTGGGCGTTTCAGCGGCTGTCGGACCAGCACGTGGCCGCGGCAGCCGCCCCGGCATCGGAGGGGACGTCCCGGTGACAATCTTTCCCGTGCCGAAGCCCCAACGCGTGCCCAAGGAGCCCAAAGGGTTCCGGCCGAATGGTCCCCGGACGAAGAAGTCGGGCGGCGCGTTGTTCCCCGGGGTGAAGAATCGGCGCTACCGGGCGTTCATCCGGTCGCTCGCGTGCGAGCTCGAGGGCAAGCTCATCCGCCGCGCGTTCTCGCTGCACGATCAGCCGACCGGGCAGCCGGGCCTCTGGGTGCACCACTGCTGGGGCGAGATCACGCCGGCGCACGTCGGGGATCACCAGGCTCAGGGCGCACCAGATGTGGCCTGCTGCGTGCCGCTCTGCGAAGTCGCGCACAAAGAGTACGACGAGCACCGGGGACGGTTCCACCAGGTGACGGGGATCAGCGCCAAGCGGTTGCGGTATCGGGCCGAAGGCTATGCCGTGCGCTACCACGAACGGGGCGAAGGCTGATGGCTAAGACCTTCACCCTGGCAGAGCTGCTCGACCGCTGCATTGCGCGTCAGGCGGAGTGTGAAGACGAGCGCGACGACGCCATTCGGTACGCGGCCTGGATGCGATCGTCGGACGGGCAGATCTGCGAGGACAAGTGCTACGGCACGCCCGAAGATGCCGACGATGACGCCGAGTTCTTCGACGAAGAGGCGTGTTTCTTCGCCGCCCTGGCGCGGCAGCTGCGCCCGATCGGCCGGCGCCAGCGGATCCTCGTCGACGGGAGCAATCACTGATGACGAGCCCCCAAGGTATCCCGGTGAGCGCCCCCGACGTGAGCCCCCCAGAACAGGCGCTTGCTAATGCGCTCCTGGGTTCCAACTCGGCGGAGTTGTTTCTCGCCGGAAGCGGGAACCGGGGATTGCCGCACAAGCTCACGGGGCGCGAGGCCAACGCGCTGGCCCGCTATCTGTTGACGGTCGGGGTGCGGGTGGAGAGCCCGCCCCCAGCCTCACCGAACGACGCGGCGCTGCTCGATGCCTACGTGGCGGGCTGCAATGCGGAAATCGCCATACAGGATGCGGAGATGTCGCCGGAGAACATTCGGGCAGCCGTCGCAGCGGCGATGCGGAAAGCGTTGGGCTCCTCCCCAGAACCGGAAGGGAACCGATGAGCCCGTGGTATGTCTCGAACCGGGCTGACCCTCGGGCGCTCCCGCTGGCAGACGCGCACTACAACCGGCAAAAGGTGGGCGCGGCGCAATTCGTCCCTCCGGGGAAATGCCTTGTGCTCCTGCTCGAAGATGCGGACGCCGTGTGGACGACGACATGGCCCATCGCCGAGTACGTCAAAGCACCGATGGGCAGGGGCGTGGGTCAACTCGCTCTTTCGCAATGAGTCGCCCCTGCTGTCGAGCTACCTCATCACCAAGGCCGTCGCCGCGACGCGGGCGAAGTGGCCGAACGTGCCGCCGCTTGGCATCGTGAGCTTCGTGGACGAGGACGAGGTACGGCACAAGCGCGATCCCGGACGCTGCTACCGGAAGGCAGGGTGGCACTTCGTTGGGGCGCACCGAAGGCGGGTTGCTGTGCTTCCAGCAGCTGCCGCACGAAATGCCCGCGCCCGATGCGGCGGGAGACTCGCAGTTGGCACTTTTGGAGGTGGTATGACTGACTCTCTAGGGGCTCCCCGAGCACCAGAAGAACCGAGCAAGCGCGACAAGGCCGTGGGGCGCGAAGTGCCCGCCGATGAATCGCGCCGTTACGTGGTGCGCACCTTGAAGTGCTGCGCGGAGTGCCGCCCGCTGAAGGAGTTGGTGCCTCATCAGATTCGCGCCCTGTTCACGATGCAGACGCCTATCGGTGGGCCGCCAGAGCCACCTATCGCCACGTTCCTGTCGTGCCCGAATTGTGGGCTCGTCTATTCGATGGAGGATCTATGAGTGGGGAGCCCGAAGGCCGCGACGCGCCGCCCCCGGAACAGATTATCGAAATCAACGAGTCAGGGCATGTCCTGAAGTCCACGGTACTGCGCGAGCCGGAGTTCGAGGGGCCAGACCTGCGCCCGGTGACGATTCAATGCCCGCATTGCGAGCGGCCCTTCGAGTGGGTGCCCGCCGAGCTATTCACGCGCGACTATCTCGCCTTCGTGCGGCGCGGTTACGTGCTGGCGCGGGGCTCGTCTCAGGCTGGCAGCGCCCCAGCAGGGGACGTGCTTCACGCGGAAGGCGAGCGCATCTTCGACGGCGTGTGCGGATGGATGGGGCTCGACCCCAACGACGGCGATGTGGATTCCGCCGATGCCGTGGACTGGATCGTCGCGGCGCTGAAAGCCAAGGCTGGTCGTGACGCCGACGTTCGGGGGGCGGGCAGCGCCGGAAGCCCAGAGCCGCCGAGTCAGCGCGAAGCAACCTACGCGGAGTTCCGGGAGTCGATCCGCGCCATCGCCAAAGAGCACCGACAATCGCCTCACGAGTTGGACGCGCTCGCGTTCGCGGGGACACTTCTTGACGCAGCGTGGCGCGCCTGTTTGGGGGCCGCCTCCCCGTCGAGCGGGGAACCCCGCTAGTGGGCGCCAGCAACCCGCCCTGGAAGCGCTTCGAGCGCGAGCTCGCCCGCGACATGGGCACGGAGCGGATCCCGTCCACGGGCGCACGCCACGGGGCCGACTTCCAGACCGACATGTTCTTCGGCCAGGCGAAGCGCCGGAAGGATTGTCTGCCGGCGGAGGTGCTCGGCTGGCTCGATGCCGCGCACGTGGCCGCGGCCGCCCAGGGGGAAGGCCGGACGCCGATCGTGGTGATCCAGCGGCGGGGGAAGTCCACGAAGGAGGCGGTGGTGCTGCTGCGCTGGGAGGACTGGCGCGAGCTGCATGGCGTGAGCCGCGAGCCCATCCTCCTCGACGGCCCAGGGGCAGCGGTCGATGGCTGAGCCCGGCGTCCTCGAGCTGCCCGCGACGCCGGCGCCGGACGCGGTCCTCACCCGGGACCAGGTCTGCGCCTGGTTGCAGATCTCGGAGCGCCAGCTGCAGCGCCTCGACCTGCCGGTGATCCGGCTTGGCAAGCGGACGATCCGTTACCATGTTGGGACCGTCCTTGATCACCTCAAGCGGAAGCAGCAATGACCCCGCACCGTTCTCACGACTCCGGCACGTTCGTCCTCGATCGCTGGTTCGGCCCCGTCGGGCGGATCTGCCGCGCCTCGGGCACCCGCGATCGCGACGTCTTCGCGCGCATCAACCTGGTGCTCTCCGAGATCTACGAGATGGGGCGGCTGGACCTCCTGCGCGCGCTGCGCGATCGCGTGCTGCACCCGCTCGAGCTCTACAACGCGTTCCGCCAGGGCCAGCTCGACCACCTGCCAACGGCCGAGGATTTGAAACCGTTCGCGGCCGCATTGGAAACCTGGCTGCCGCGCCTCGACGTCAGCGCCGGCACCCGCGCGCGCTACCAGGTGGAGCTCACGAAGCTCGTCACCGGGCGGCCACGGGCGACGGTCGCGGATCTCCCGAAGCTGCTCGCCGCGCACCGCGAGACCTGCCAGCGCAGCGGGCAGCGCCGCACGTTCAACATGGCGCGTGCGGCCGCGCAGGCCTTCGCCCGCGACGTGCTCGGCGCCGAGCATCGGCTGTGGCGCGCGATCACCGCGGTCGGCCGGCTGCGCGAGACGCCGCGGAAGGGCAACCCGCTCTCGATCGCCCGGGCGCGCGAGCTCGCGGCGCAGCTCGGCGGCCACGGGCCGGTGCTCTGGTCCCTCTCCATCACCGGCATGCGCTCGGGCGAGTACTTCCAGGGGCGGTGGGAGGTCTCGGGCGACCGGGTCCTCGTCCACGGCACGAAGACCGCCGGCGCCGATCGCTTCGTCCCGTTCGTCCTGCCGCTTGCGACGCCAGAGACGACCTACTGGGGCTTCGCCCAGGCGCTCAACAAGCTGACGGGCGGGCACGTGCGGCCGCACGACACGCGCAAGACGTTCGCGACCTGGGCTGAGCAGGCGGGGATCCCCCGCACCCGCCGGCGGCTGTACCTGGGCCACGGCCGCCGCGACATCACCGACCTGTACGAGGAGGCCGACGTGCGTGCGTTCCTCGTCGAGGACGGCGATCGGCTGCGGGCCCTCCTCGCGGGGGATCCGGCGCAGCGGCTACGAGCGATGCCATGAAGCGGCGCCCAGGGGACGCCCGCAACCACCGCGCGCGACAGCGCCGGCAGGCGGCGGCCAAGAGAACGCCGCGCCAGCGCACGAGGAAGCTCCAGAGCACGCCGCGGCCGCTGCTGTTCGGGCTGCCGATCGTCGTCAGCGACGAGCTGCTGATGCCAGAGGAGGGCGAGGTGGTGATCGGTCGGCTTGAGGACTCGCCAGTGCTCAGCGAACGGAAGCTCAAGGAGAACTGAAGTCCCGGGAAAAGTCCCGGGGTGTTTTTCGGATAGGTTGGTAAGCGAGTGAGGCGGCTGGGGATCGAACCCAGGACCTACGGATTAAAAGGCCCTGCAACGCCCGCCTCGAGTCTGCACGGCAAGATGAACGCGGGCGTCAGGAGACGCCAGTCGGCCCCCGATGAGCGCCCGAAACTCCCGGGAAAAGTCCCGGGATACTTGGGGCCCATCCCGGAAGAAAAGGATTTTCGGTGAAAAAGCTGAAGCTGTCCGAGGATCTCACTCTCCCGCTCGATGCGGTGACGCAGAAGCTCGCGTGGATCGGCACGACGGGGAGCGGCAAGACCTACGGCGCCTCGAAGCTCGCCGAGCTGATGTGGGACGCCGGCGCGCAGTTCGTCGTCCTGGATCCGGTCGGCGTCTGGTACGGGCTGCGCCTCGCCCAGGACGGCAAGAAGCCGAGCGACATCACGATCCCGATCTTCGGCGGCCTGCACGGCGACGTGCCGCTCGAGCCCACGGGCGGCGCGATCCTCGCCGACCTGATCGCCGATCGCCGCATCTCGGCCATCCTCGACGTGTCGCAGTTCGAGAGCGATGCCCAGAAGGCGCGCTTCTCCGCCGACTTCGTCGATCGCTTCTTCTTCCGCCGGAAGGCCGCCCCAACCGCCGTGCACCTCTTCCTCGAGGAGTGCCAGGAGTTCATCCCTGAGCACCAGCAGCGGGGCGAGGAGCGGATGCTGCACGTGTTCACCCGCCTGCAGAAGATCGGCCGCAATTACGGCATTGGCACGTCGCTCATCACGCAGCGACCCCAGGAGGTGGCGAAGAAGGCGCTCAACCTGGCGTCAACGCTCTTCGTGTTCCGTACAACGGGCAGTCATGAGCGCGCCGCCATCAAGCGGTGGATCGACGACAAGGCGATCGCCGACCAGGACATCGCGGCCGACCTGCCGAAGCTGAAGACGGGCCGGCCGCACGTGTGGAGCCCCGAGTGGCTCGAGATCTCCACGGTGGTCGGGGTACTCGAGAAGCGGACCTTCAACGCCTCGGCCACCCCCGAAGTCGGCGCGGCCGCGGTGGCGCGCGAGCTGGCCCCGATCGATCTCGAGCGGATCCGCGCGGACATGGCCGCCACGATCGAGAAGGCCAAGGCCGAGGATCCGAAACTGCTGCGCGATCGGATCGGGAAGCTCGAGCGCGAGCTCGTGGTGGCAAAGAGGGCGCCGGCGGTCCGGGTCGAGCAGAAGGTCGAGACGCAGGTGGAGCGCGTCATCGTGCCGATGCTCACCGAGGATCACCTCCATGGGCTACAGCTGGCGGCGCGCATCATCCAGGAGACCTTCGCCAATGCGCGGGGCCTGGTCGAGCAGCTCACCGAGCACCGGGGCGCGCTCACCGACGTGCTGCACAAGATCGATGTCGCGATCGCGCAGGCGACGGCCCCGCAGCGGATTTTGCAGACGCCTGCAAAGCCACTGACGCGACAGGGTGTCATGCGCGCCGCGACGGAGCGGACGGTGGCGGCGACGTCCCGTGGTGACGTCACGCCCGTCATGCAGCGGATCCTGGATGGACTCGCCGAGCTGGAGGTCCTCGGGGCCCGAGAGCCATCTCGCGCGTTGCTCGCCTTCTTCGCGGGCTACACGCATATCCAGAGCAAGGGATTCACCAACGCGATCGGGGCGCTGCGATCCGCAGGCCTCGTCCAGTACACAGGGGCGGGCGACGTCCTGCTGACCGCCGACGGCCGCGCCCTGGCCGCGGTGGCCATCGTGCCAGCCTCACCCGCGGAGCTGCAAGACCGGATCTGCCGCATGCTGGGCGGGGCGAGTGAGCGGATCCTGCGGCCTCTGCTCGAGCGGCGTGAGGGTATCGAACGGGCGGAGCTGGCGCAGCTGGCCGGCTACGGGCACGTGCAGAGTAAGGGCTTCACGAATGCCGTGGGGCGGCTTCGGACGCTGGGCTTCATCGACTACGAACGAGGAGTGGTCATCGCGCAGCCGGTGCTGTTCCTCGAGGGCGCGGCGTGACCGCCGGCATGAAGCCGATCGGCGATCTATTCGCGGCGCGCGCGTTCTGGCTCCTGATGCCGTACCGCTGCAATGCGTGCGGGCGCGGCTTCGACTTCTACCTCGAGGAGGGCTGCGAGGGGCCTCGCGACGTCCAATTTCTCCTGCTGATCAAGGCGGGCCCGCGCGCCGGTCAGCGTTCCCCATGGTACAAGACGGCGAGCGGGCGCGTGATCGTGCCTGTGCCGTTCGTCGCCGGCGGATGCCCGACCTGTCAGGGCGCGCCGCCGTGGAAAATGAATGGGCCGTGTCTCATGCACACGGGGCACGAACGAGTTTTGCAGCCGCGACCGTTCTCTGAGGACCTGCCCGCTCTCGCGGCGCGCTTTCACTACCCGAAGGACTTGACCGACCCACAGGCCTGCGGGATCCCGATCTATCCGCCCTACCTCATGCGCGGGGCGACGTGACCAGGCACCGCACGCCCACGAAGGGCCGCCGCCAGCGCAAACGCGCGCGAAAGTCTGGTCACAAGTCTGGCCGGCGAGACCGCCGCCCTCACGCTCGCCAACGCCCCCGCCGGCCGGGCACGTTCGCGCCCGGAAAGGACGCGCGCCGCGGGCGCGGGCCCAAGAAGGGGGCGCCGAATGCCGGCCGGCCGACGGACGAGTTCCGCCAGCAGATGCGCGCGCTCGCCTCGAGCAAAGAGGCGACGCAGGTCCTGTGGAAGCTGATCTGCAATGGGACGCCCGAGCAGCAGCTGAAGGCGCTCGAGTACGTGACGCGCCACGGCTACGGCAACCCGGTGCAGTCGCTCGAGCACACGGGCTTCGAGGGCGGGCCGATTCAGCACCAGCTCGACGTCGCCAAGCTCTCCGACGCCGAGCTCGATCAGCTGGAACGGCTGCGCCGCAAGATGGAGCTCGTCGCGTGAATGGGACGACGTCGGCCGCGGCGAAGTTTGCCCTCGCGGCGCGCTGCAGCTGTGGCCGGCGCCCGACGGTGCCGCTCCGCGTCTTCACCGAGGCCGCCCGCCTCCTGCGCGCGCGTCTGGGGCCGCTACCGCCCGAGCTCCTCGATCTCCCGATCGTCGACGTGCGCTGCCGGGAGTCCACCTGCAAGGCGAACGTGCCGGTGCGCGTGGGCGATCTGCTCGGCTACGCATGACCGCGACCACCGCCCGGCTCCCGACCGTGGCGCAGGTCGAGGCCGAGCGGTGCCGCCGCTCCCTCCGCACCTACATCGAGCGCGCCTGGCATCTCGTCGAGCCCAAGCGCCCGTTCGTCCCCAGCTGGCACATCGACGCGATCGCCGAGCACTTGGAGGCCGTCTCGCGCGGGGAGATCGAGGCGCTCCTCATCAACATCCCGCCGCGGCACATGAAGTCGCTGAGCGTCGGGGTGCTCTGGCCCACCTGGGTCTGGACCTTCGACCCCTCCATGCGCTGGATCTACGCGAGCTACAAGGAGCAGCTCGCCACACGCGACTGCCTGAAGGCCCGCCGCGTCATTCAGGATCCCTGGTACCAGGCCCGCTTCGGCGACCGGGTGCAGTTGACGAGCGACCAGAACGAGAAGAAGCGCTACGACAACTCCGAGACGGGCTACCGCCTGGCGATGGGCGTCGGGTCCGGCACGGGCGAGGGCGCGGACATCGGCGTGGCGGACGATCCGCACAACATCGACGAGGCGGAGTCGGACACCGAGCGCGAGAACGTCATCACCTGGTGGAGTGAGACCATGAGCACGCGCCTCGCGCGCAAAGTGGTCGTGATGCAGCGGCTGCACGAGCGGGATCTCACCGGCTTCCTGCTCGCCGAAGGTGGGTACGAGCACCTCTGCCTCCCGGCCGAGTGGGAGGGCAAGACGTGCGTCACGGTCCTGGGCACGCAGGATCCGCGCACCACCGAGGGCGAGCTGCTCTGGCCGGCGCGCTTCGACCGGAAGTGGATCGACTCGAAGAAGCGTTCGCTCGGGGCGTATGGCACGGCCGGCCAGTTCCAGCAGCGCCCGACCGCGCGGGGCGGCGGGCAGTTCAACCGCGCCTGGTTCACGATCGTCGACGCGTCCCCGCGCGAGGCGATCCGCGTCCGCTACTGGGACAAGGCGGGCACCCAGGACGGCGGCAAGTACACCGCCAGCGTGCGGCTCGCCTACTGGGCCGGCGTCGCCACGATCGAGGACGTCGTCCGCGGGCAGTGGGGCGCCGCGAGTCGCGAGAAGATCATCAAGCAGGTGGCGGATGCCGACGCGCGCCAGTTCGGGCCCGGGGCCGTGGCGACGTTCGTCGAGACCGAGCCCGGGGCGAGCGGCAAGGAGTCGACGGAGAACACGATCAAGAACCTGGCCGGCCACACGATCTACGGCGACCGCCCGACCGGGGACAAGTTCGTGCGCGCGAACCCGCTGGCGGCCGCGGCCGAGGCGGGGAACGTGAAGCTCCGCCGCGCCGACTGGAACGAGGCCTTCCTGCGCGAGCTCGAGGCGGCCGGGCCAGGCGCGCAGTACGTCGACCAGATGGACGCCGCCGCCGGCGCGTTCAACAAGGCGGCGCTCGGGTGGGAGGGGATGCAGGTGCCGGGCGACGAGGACGAGGTCTTCGAGGGCGAGGACGGGTTCGTGCTTTAATGCGCCCGACGTGCTAGATTGGGGGCCGGGTGGAGGCAATTCGGGTTCGAATCCCGGCTGGGGTAGTTGACTTGTCGGCTAACTGATAAGCCGCCCTCCACCCAGACGGGGGCCGCGATCCGCGTTCGGCGGGTGAGGGCTCCGGAGATCGACGGGGACGCATGTCCCCGCGCTTCGGGGCCCTCACGTGTTTTCGGGAGACGCGGCCATGCAGCCAGGGCAAGCCTTTCAGCTGATCGTCACGTTCGAGCCGCAGTCCGGGTCGGTCCAGGTCCAGGGGCCGCTCGACCACCCGTTCTGGTGCGCCGGCGCGCTGATGGAGGCGCTGCGCGTCGTGCAGAACCGCGCCACCGCACGCGAGGCTAAGAAGAAAAACGGCACCGACCTCCTCGTCGTCTCGGGCGACGGGATCGTCAAGACCTGATGGCCCCGAAGCCCGCGCCCGGCGCCCGGCCAGGGATCGGCGCGATGCTGCGCGCCGTCGTCGCGGCGCCGTTCGAGGAGCGAGTGCTCCGCGAGGAGCGGGCCCGCCACGAGCGCTTGCAATTCCAAGCCTCGAGCGCCGTGCTGCAGGAGATCGTGCAGCGCGTCACCCCCGAGGACGACGGCTTCCTCCCGCTCGACAGCGTGGGCAAGCGCGAGCTCGACGTCGCCACCGCGACGAGCCTGCGCGAAGCCGCGCAGCGCGCCGCCCTCGAGAACACCCACGCCGTCGGCTACCTCGAGAGCCTCCGCCGGTTCGTCGTCGGCAAGGGCGCCACCGTCACCGTCGAGCATGACGACGAGCAGGTCGCGCAGGCCTGCGACGCCTGGCTCACCGAGTTCCGCCGCTGGAACAAGTGGGAGACGCGCGAGGACGAGATCCCCGGGCGCACCTGGCGGGACGGCGAAGTCTTCATCCGCCGCTTCACGGAGCCGCCCGAGCCCGAGGTGTCGCCGGCGATCGCGCGCCGGCTCGCGACGCTCGGGGTGTCGCCGGCCGAGCTGCGGCCCGAGGAGCCGCCCGACGGCATGATCTTCCTGCGCCTCGTGCCGGCCGAGCAGATCGCCGATCCCATGGGCGAGATCAGCCACGGCATCATCACGGCCCAGGACGACGTCGAGACGGTCCTCGGCTATTGCTGGTGCCCGGACGGGAAGGTCGTGAAGGAGATCATCCCCGCCGAGCAGATGCTCCACGTGAAGGTGCGCGTCGACTCGGATGTGAAGCGTGGGCGCTCGCTGCTCGAGCCCCTGCTCAAGCGCCTGCGCCAGCACGAGGACTGGCTGAACTACCGCATCACGCTGAACCTGATGCGCACCGCCGTGGTCCTCGTCAAGACGGTCCAGGGCAGCCCCGGCCAGATCGCCGGGATCCGCGACGCGCAGCAGAAGGAGCGCGACGACAAGCCGGGCGCGGGCCGCCAGCTCAAGATGCTGAAGCCCGGCACCACGGTGCACGCGAGCCCGGGCGTCACCTACGACTTCAAGAACCCGCAGATCCAGGCGATGGACGCGAAGGAGGACGGGCGCGCCATCCTCCTGACGCTCGCCGCGGCAAGCGGGCTCCCCGAGTACATGTTCACGGGCGATGCGTCGAACGCGAACTACGCGTCGACGATGGTGGCCGAGTCGCCGGGCGTGCGGGAGTTCGAGAGCTGGCAGGACTTCTTCACGCCGGTGCTCGTGCAGCTGCACCGCTGGGCGCTCGTCGCCGGCGCACGGGCCAAAGTGATCGAGGGCCTCTCCGAAGAGGAGGCCGAGACCATCCCGATCAAAGTCGAGTGGCCGCCGATGCTGTCGCGCGACGAAGCTGAGCACGCGGCCGCGAACAAGGTGCGCCGCGAGGCGGGGATCCTCTCGCTCGAGGGGATGGCGCGGGACGAGGGGCTCGACTGGCCGGTCGAGCGCGAGCGGCTCGAGGCGGAGGCCGAGGATCCGCCGAAGCAGCCCGTCGCGACGCTCCTCGCCCCGATCGCGCAGGCCTGTATGGCGGGCGCGCTGACGCCGGACGAGAACCTCGAGAAGTTCATGCGCGATGGGCTCGGGATCCCCGAGCTGATCCCGCCCGAGATCGACCCGAATGCCCCGCCGCTCGGTGACCCCGGCAATCCAGCGCTGCCGCCGCTCGGTCGCCCGCCGGTGCCGGCATGAACCACCTGCGGAAGGCCGCCCAGGCGGGCGCGCGGATCGTGCGCCTCGTCACCCGGGATCCCAAGACGCGCGAGGTCCTCCCGCAGCGGCACACCAGCGCACGCGAAATGAAGAACGAGTTGAAGCGTGCGGGCCTGTCCGGGCGCCAGATCCGGAAGCTTCACAAGCGCCTGGCGCGTGAGGCGCGGCAACAGCAACCCGGGCGACAGGTCCCTCCGCACGTCCCCGGCGCGATGGTTCACCCGTACCCGGAGCTCTAGGAGGCACGCCATGTTGCTGAAGCGACTCTACGATCGGTCGGGTGAGGAACCCGTCGTGAACGGCATCACGGTGCTGCGGGCGAAGGCGCGGCAGCACTTCTCGCCCAACATCCTGGAGGTCGGGCAGCGCGAAGGCTGGATGACCGTTTCGGGCAACGTGCTCACCATCCTGAGCGAGCCCCGCGTGGTCTATCGCATCGTGCGCACGCCTGGCTACTACTGCTGCCACTGCCATCGGCCGCTCGACGACAGTGGCGTGGCGCGCGCGCATCTCGCCGAGGAGCACCCGGACGTCCCGAGCCCCGATCCCGCGAATCCGGCGGGCTACCGCCGCGACAACTTCTACGCCTGTGCGCGGGAGGACTGACCCATGGCGAACCAGGTCTTCAACATCGCGCTTGGGCGCGTCGCCGAGCTCTACAATCGGGTGGACACGAACGATCCCGCGGCCTCCGCGCTCATCATCCTGATCCTCGCGACGGCCGGGATCGAGTCCGACGCCGTCCTCAAGGACAAAGACACTATTACCGACCTCGTCTCGGGGACGACCAACGAAGTCACGAACGGCGGGTATGGGCGGAAGACGCTGACCGATGCGGACATCGTCGCGTTTGCGCCCGACGACACGAACGACCGCGTCGACCTCGACATTCCGGATCAGACGTGGACGGGGGTAGCGGCGGGTGATGGGTGGAACGATCTAGTCGTGGCCTACGACAACGACACCGGGGCGGGGACCGATGCGAGCGTCGTGCCGCTGACGCTGCACGATTTCGTGGTGACGCCGGACGGCTCGGACATCACGGCGCAGATTGCGGCGGCCGGCTTCTATCGTGCCAGCTGATTCTGTCGGGTACTGCCCACCATGCTGATCCTGCCGGGCAATCCGATCGAGCGGATGCACCGCGATTTCGACCGCATGACGCGACATCGTGGGCTGTGGATTCCGCCGCCCCGGCGCACGCTCTACGAGGGCCAGGAACGGTGGGACTCCGACGACTGGTGGCGCTGGGCCAACGGCAAGCTCGGCGATGTGTACGCGCTGCACTGGCCGTCCTGGGGCGGAGGGTCGGGGGACGCGGAAGCCGTCGGCGTCGTGCTTTCGACGACGTGCGCGGGGACCGCGATCACGGGCCATGCCACACCGGGCACCGATGGCGCGTGGACACAGCTGATCGCGTCGACGGCGCGCCAGTACGACGCGCTCATCGTGGCCATTCACTACGGCGGCGGTATTGCGGGCAACCTGCTTGCTGAGTTTGGCCAAGGCGCTGCGGCGGCCGAGCAGACGTTGATGACATTTCACACCTCGGCCCGAGCGTCCAACACGCGTTCTGGGTGGATGCAGTGCTTCCTGCCGCTCGCCATTCCCGGAAGCTCGCGCATCGCCGCTCGTGTGCGGCGCTCCGTGACGGCCAGCGCCGTGACGCGGGCCTACTTGATTGGTCTCCAGCAGCCGGCGCGCTACCTGCCGCCCTTTCACCGGATCACCGATTACGGCGTCGATCTCACGAATGCGCGCGGGACCACCGTGGACCCTGGGGGCACGGCGGGCACGCAAGGCACCAAGACCTCCATCGCTGCGTCTACGGCCAACCCGATCCACTTGCTCTACTCGCAGGCGCACCGCCTGACGGAAGCGGCGGCGGCGGCGAACGGGGCCGCCACCACACAGTTCTTCCTTGGCAACACGGCGAATGCGCTGACGCCCGAGTTCCCGAGCTGGACCTTCAACTCCACCGATGACCACTTCATCAGTGGCGATCCCACGGGTCCGTTTTTCGTCAACATTCCCACAGGCTCGGACCTCCGCGCGGCCGCCCGCAACAATAACGCCACCGCGACCGAGCGCGAGTCGACGGTCATCGCCTGGGGGCTTGATTAGATATGGCGCAAGTCATCGAACATGCCAGCGGCTCGACGACGCCGACCCTGGCCACCGACACCCAACTTGGGTCTGACATCACCGTGGCCGGGATCTTCATCCTCCGCATCGACGTGGACAATCTCGTCGATGGCGAGACGCTGATCGGCATTTTCAAACAAAAGGTGCGAACGGGCGATTCCGTGAAGGAGGACGAACGGAGGGTCATCGCGCGCCATGCCCAAGGGCCGGGGGTACAGGTGCCGTTCGGTCCATTCGAGAGCGTGCACAACTGCTCGTTCTGGATTCGCCAAGAGAACGGCACGGCGCGCGCGTTCAACTGGTCCATCCGAAAGTTCGATAACGCATGATCGGGCTCGGCTACGGCAAGTGGTACTACCGCGCGGGCGCGACTGCAGGCCAGACCGTGGCGGTTGGCCAGGTGACCGAAACCGATGTCGCGCAGGCGGTTTCGTGGGCACCGAAGCACCGACTTGCGGGACAGCTTACTGAGACCGATCTCGCCCAGGCGGTCACGGCGCGCAAGACACGGACGCTGGCCCAGGCGGTCGAGGCCGACCTCGCGCAGGCCGTGACGCGCGTGAAGTCGCGCACGCTCGGGCAGGTGTCGGAGATCGACGTCGCCCAGGACGTCACGGAGGCGAGTGGGGCCATCGTCGTCGCCGTGGGCCAGGTCGTCGAGACGGATAGCGCCCAGGCCGTGACGTGGGCGCCGAAGCGTCGCCTGGTCGTGCAGTCGATCGAGGCGGACCTCGCGCAAACCATCACCCGGCGGAAGACCCGGCTTGTCGCGCAAGCCGTTGAGGTGGATCTGGCGCAGGTCGTGATATGGCTTGTGCCACTCTCCCGGCTGGTACAGGTCGAGGATCTCAGCCAGACGCGCTATGGGGTCCTCGAACTGGTCCAGATCCGATTCGAGGACTTGAGCGGGGTCCGCTACGCGCTGGGTGATACGTCGCACGCGCGCTTCGAGCTCGCCGATGCGAGCGCCGTCCGTCTGGGGGTGAGCCAACATGCCTGAGCGTGGAGCGCCGCTGTACCTGGGCGGCAACGACGACGAGCCCGAGAAGCTCGTGCGCCAGAAGAACGCGGGGACGGGTGCGCTCGAGGTCGCGACCGGCCTCGTGGGGCTCACCTTCCGGCTCGCGGCCACCGAGAGCGGCGGGGCGATCCATGCCTCCTTGAACAAGGTGGCCACCGAGCGGGGCGTGACCGGCAAGTACTTCGCGATCTTCGAGGGGACGGACCTCGCGACGCACCTCGCGCCGTTTGTCGGCGGTGACGTCTTCGAAGTCTTCGGGAACGGCCAGGACGTGAACTATGTCACGCGGCGCGCGGTCGTCGCGGTGCGTCCCTGAGACGCCTGACGGGCGGTCGCGCTGCGCACCTGCGCACCGTGGCGCGCATGGAGCGCCGGCTGCGCCCGCTCCTGCGCCAGGCGCTCGCCCAGCTCGGCCAGCTGCTCTCGCCGGCGGAGTGGATCCACGCGGCCGCGACGCGCATGGTGCCCGCGAGTCTGCCCGTGCGCCTCGCGGCGCAGCTCGCCACCCTGTCAGACGAGCTGGTGCGGCGCTTGGTCACCGAAGCCGTGACGGAGTCGCTCTTCACCGTCGGCCCGCTCGAGCGCATCGCCTTCGCGCTGATCCGGAAGGGCGTGCCGGTCGAGATCCAGGAGGGCGTGCGCACGATCGCGAGCGCGGCCGGGGCGATCCTGATCCACGAGCAGACGTCGCCGGACGAGCTCGCCCGGCTGCGCGTCGGCGCGTTGATCCGCGAGCTCTCCGCCGAAGGCCTCGCCGCGGTCCGCCTGCAGCTGTCGCTCATCGCCGAGGCCGGGATCACGCCCGAGGCGATCGCCGCGATCGGCCGCGCGACCGGGCTCACCCGCCGGCAGATCGCGCAAGTCGAGCGCGCGCGCCGGAACGCACTGCAGGGGGGGGCGAGCGAGGCCGCGGCCGCGCGCACCGCCGGCGGCGTTCGGACGCGCTTGCTCGGCGCGCGCGCGCAGCTGATCGCGCGAACCGAGACCGTGCGCTACGTGGGCGACCTGGTGCAGGCCCGCGGCGAGGCCGCCGCGGCCGCCGGCGCCAACGTCAGCCGGCAGTGGGTCTCCGCGCGCGACGCGCACGTCGACGGCGGGAGCCCGATCGGCCCGTGCGTCCGGAACGACGACGGCAAGCGCTACGGCCTGACCGAGGTCTTCCCCTCGGGCGACGATCGCCCGCCCGCGCATCCCGCCTGCCGCTGTCTCCTCGAGCTCTGGGTGGATGAATGACCGTGCAGACGTCTGCAACGCTCGCGACGGAGCTCGCGCAGATCCTCCACGGCGCCTTCACCGGCACGATCGAGGTCCACTGCGCCCAGGGACACGTCGAGCGGTGGGAAGTCCAGGAAGTGCTGAAGGGCGGCCGGATCCCGGCGCTCCCGATCGAGCCCGCGACGCTGTCGCGGGTGGCGCGGGACTTGGACAGCCTGCTCGACGATGAGGGCCGCGGCTTCACGGGCCGCCTGGTCCTGCACTGCAACAGCGGCAGCGTGGCGCGCTACGGGCGCCACCGCACCATCATCCCGGGCGACCTGGTGCCGCTCGAGGAGGTGGCCCCTACTGGCGCGAAACGGGGCCGACGCTTACCTTGAGTCCCTGAAGCGTTGGGGTCACCCGTTCTGACACGGCATCCCGGCTCGCCATCACGGCGCGCCGGGATTTTTGCGTTCAGGGGGTTCGATGGCGAAGCAGCGACGGCGCGCGGACGACGACGAGCTCCTCGAGGACCGCCCCGACCCGCGCGAGGAGCGGCTCTGGGAAGACTTCGAGGGCCTGGGGGAAGCGCGCGTCGAGCGGGGCGAGCGGCTGATCAAGAACGTCACGCTCTGCGGCAAGAACTCGAAGAACGGCCGCATCTACTCGGAGCAGGCGCTGAACGACGCCGTGCGGCTGTACGAGCACGCGCCCTTCTACTTCGACCACCCGACGGAAGCGCAGCTGCGCGAGCGCAAGGGCGCCCGCTCGGTCTTGGACTTGGCCGGCGAGATCCTGAACCCGCGCCGCGTCGGCGACCAGGTGAAGGGCGACCTCCACATCCTCGAGCGCGAGCCGACGAGCTCGCTCGCCTTCGCGCTCGCCGAGCAGATGCCCCATCGCGCCGGCATGTCGCACCGCGGCCGCGGCACCGTGCGCCCGGGCGCGCCCGGCAAGGCCGACGTCGTCGAGTCGCTCGCCGAAGTCTTCGCCGTCGAGCTCGTCACCGATCCCGCCACCACTACCGGCCTGTTCGAGTCGATCACCCAGGGGGACGACATGGATTTCAAGGCGCTCACCGTGGCCGCGCTCAAGAAAGAGCGGCCCGACTTGATCGAGGCCCTCATCAAAGCGGACCACCCGGAGGCGGCCGACGCCATGGCGCTGCGCCGGCAGGTCAAGGCGCTGCAGGAGCAGCTGGACGATCGCGACGCCACGCAGGCCGAGCGCGATCGCGCGGCGCTGATCGCCAAGAAGCTCGCCGAGGCGAAGCTGCCCGACGTGCTCGTGACCGAGCAGTTCCGGGCGCAGCTGAAGGAGGCGCCGAGCGACGCCGCGGTGAGCGCGCTGATCGCCGAGCGGAAGATGATCGCCGGCAAGGTGAAGTTCGGCCGCAACGCGCCCCGCTCGACGGAGCGCGATCTCGACGAGCGGCGCCCGGTCGCGGAGCCCGACGGCACGCGGCCCGTGGACGAGGAGAAGATCGGCGAGTACGCGAAGGGCCTCGGGCTCCGGCTCGTCGCCAGCTGACCCCCGACCGAGCACGCGCCGGGCGAGACGGCCCGGGCGGAAAGCGGTCCCCACGTATCCCCGTGACGGGGAGGGAGTAATCGATGGCGCACGTACAGCGGTTCCGGTTCATGGACGCGAAGGGCACGATCAAGCTGCCCGTCTTGTCCGCGCAGGCGATCGAAGTCGGCGACTTCTGCTACTACGACGCCGCGGACGACACCGTCAAGCGCGCCAGCATCCAGGCGGACCAGCTCACCCTGGCCGCGAACCAGGCGCTCTTCAAGGACAACTTCGCCGGCGTCGCCATCACGGGCCACGTGGCGAACGATCCCGCCGAGGACGTGACGCTCGCGACCGAGGGCGTGTTCGAGTTCGAGTGCGCCGCCACCGCGTGGGACGCCTTCGCGCTCGTCGGCCCCGATGAGGACGGCGGCGTGGCGCTCTCGAACATCCGCGTCATCGCGGCCGCCGCCCAGACCGACGCGATCGGGCGCGTGTGGAAGAAGTACACGGCCACCACGACCCGCGTGCTCGTGCGGATCTCGGGCAACCGGACCACCAACACCGTCTGACGACTGAGGGGTGCGCGCGACGGCTGCGCGCGCGCCCCGTTCCAGGCCAGCCGACGGAGGGGAACGGACGATGATTCGTCGCGACGCGATCGAGGCAATGGTCCTCGAACATGGCCGGGAGGGCTACCTCCAGGTGCAGGCGCTGCTGCTCGAGGGGCGCACGCTGCCCAACGGCCGGAAGGAGCGCGCTCGGCCCGAAGACTTCTCCCTCCGCTCCCTCTGGGAGGGTCTCGTCGGGCCGATCGAGTCGACGCTCGGCTTCGCAGCGGACCAGATGGGCTACGTGCAGATGCCCATCCGCGAGGCGGTGACGACCAGCGCGTTCCCGTCCGCCGTCGGCCAGCTGATCTCCGCGAAGGTGATCGACGGCTACGAGATGCCCGGCGCGATCGGCGACGAGCTCGTCACCGTCGTCCCCTCGAAGCTCCGCGGCGAGCGGATGGTCGGCTTCACGTCCTTGCAAGGACCCAAGGTCATCGAGGAAGGCGAGCCGTACCAGGACTCGACCTTCCGCGAGAAGTACGTCACCACGACGGAGACCAAACGGGGCCGCTTGCTTTCGATCACCGAAGAGGCGGTCTTCTTCGACCAGACGGGCCAGATGCTGCTCCGGGCGCAGAGCCTCGGGGGCCAGCTCCGGGCGAACCGCGAGAAGCGGATCATCCGCGCGATCGCGGACGTCGCCTCGACGGAGCGGGTGTACCGCCCGCAGGGCGTGGCCACGCAGCTCTACAGCGCGGGCAACAACTCCCTCCTCTCGACCGCCACGCCGCTCGTCGACTGGACCGACATCCAGGAGGCGCTCGCGTTCTACGCACTGAACCAGCGCGACGACCGGGAGCCCGATGACTCGGGCGGCCCCGATCCGATCATCTGGATGCCGACGCACATCGTGACGGCGCAGGAGCTCGCCGGCACGGCCGCGCGGATCGTCAACGCCGTCGAGGACCGCACGAACACGACCACGGCGACGGTCATCACGGCCGGCGTGGCGCGGCAGCTTGTGCCCGGCCTCCGCGCGGTCTCGAGCCCCTTCCTCGATGCGGCCCAGGGCGCCGACCAGTGGGACGACGCGTCCGACTGGCTGATCGGCGACTTCAAGCGGCAGTTCATCTACAAGGAGATCTGGCCGCTCCAGACCTTCCGCGCGCCGGCGCAGAACGACGAGGACTTCGAGCGCGACATCGTGGCGCGCTTCAAGGTCCGCGAGTACGGCGACGTGCAGGCGACCGATCACCGGCTGGTGGTGAAGGTCAACGCCGTCTAACGAGATCCACCCTGGGGGGTGAGTCGGCCCACACGGCGATCACCCCCGCCCCACCTCTCGGAGGCAGGATGAAGCCACTTCCCACCGGCTACCGCACGGCGACGGCTGACGGGCACCGGATCGTGATCTACCGCGGGCTCGAAGCGGTCGGCGAGGTGACGGCACCGGCCAGCGCGACCCACGCGGAGCTGGTCGCCCTCGAGGACGAAGCGGCCGACGTCGCGATCGCGCACGCGCGGAAGGCGGAGGCGCAGGCCGAGGAGACGCAGGCCGAGGGTGAGGGGGCGGCGAAGACGTCTCGCCGCAAGGGGAAGACCGCGGAGGCCGAGTAGTCCGTGGCGTTCACGTACACGCTGGCGAAGGTCCCGACCGAGGCGCTGCATTGGGTGCGGTTCAAGGTCGGCGCGGTCCAGGCGGATGCGTCGCCGAAGCTCGACGACGACGAGGTGAACGGGGCGCTGGTCATGAACGGCCTCACGGCCACGAGCCCGATCACCGAGGCCAACAAGCTGGCGCTGCACAAGGCCGCGGCGTCGCTCTGCCGGAGCATTGCCGCGGCCTTCGCGCGCCAGGGGTCGGTGGTGGTGCCCCAGGTCGGCTCGCCCAAGAACGTGTCGGCCGAGACGTACCTGAAGCTGGCGCAGCAGCTCGAGGCCGAGGGCGCGGGGATCCTGGTGGTGGGCGGCCAGGTCATCCAGCCGGGCGACATCGTGCCGCACGAGGAAGTGGACAGCGTGGACTACCGGCGCGACGGCTTCGGCCGGGACGCGAGCGAGTACGTCGGAGACGAGGTGTCATGACGCATGCCGGTGCGGCTCGGAGCGCAGCTCGATGGCGTGGACGAGATCGTCGCGCGGATCGCGGGGCTCGCGGCCCGGGCCAAGGATCCCGAGCCGGCGCTCCATGTCGTCGCCAATCTCCTCGAGGCGCACGTGGCGCGGACCTTCGCGACCGAGGGCGCGCACGGCGGCACCCCGTGGCCCCCCCTCGCCGCGTCGACGGTTCGCGCGCGCACCCGGCGCTGGGGATACTACCGGCGCTGGGCGCCGACGGCCGGCGCGGGCGGCCTGGGGCCGATCCTCACGTGGCACGGCCGGCTCGCGCGGAGCTTCCGCCGCGGCGGCGTCGCGCACATCCGGATCGTCACGCCGTCCGGGCTCACCTGGGGCAGCGGCGTCACCTACGGCATCTACCATCAGTCGACCCGACCCCGGCTCCGGTTGCCACGTCGCGCACCGATCCAGTTTCGGGACGACTTCCAGCGCCGCGAGATCCTGTTTCAGCCGGTGCGCCTGTGGCTCCAGGGCGTGCCCGCCGGCGCGATCGAGACCACCATGCGCACCCGCTTGCGGGTGTGACCTTCCCCGGGAGGCTGTATGCGTTCGCTCCGCCCTTGCCTGCTGCTGTCCCTGCTCACCGCCGCGATCGCTGCGCCCGTCCGTGCGGCCCCGCCGCCGGCGGCCCCGCGTAGCGCCGTGTTCTACGACGTCTCGGAGGGCCTCGGCACGCTCGCCGCGGCGTACTTCACCACCGACTTCGACGCGCTGATCGCCGCCAAGGGTGTCGGCGGGCTGGGGCTCGTCACCGCGGTGACCATCTACCCGCGCCAGCCGGCGGTCGTCTTCGGCGGGCAAGAGCACGCGCTGCCTGGGCTCGGCTGCTACGCGCGCGAAGCCCGCACGCAGGCCAAGTCCCAGCAGGAGCGCGACAGCCGGATGGAGGCGCACTACGAGTACCTCTGCCGCGGCCCTATCGCCGCGACGGTCCGCGCCCAGGCTGAGCTCGCCGCCGAAGTGATCTTGATGCTCGTCGATCGCTTCGCGTCGATCGCCGGCGGGATCGAGGGCGGCGGGCAGGAGCCGGGGAGCGTCGTCGTCGACATCGACGGCTCGGGGCCGGCCGAGGGGCTCGAGTTCTACGAGAACTGGGTGCACGTGGTCTCGCCCATCTGGGACACGGACGCCGTCACATGACGAAGAAGCCGGCGGCCGTGCCCGACGAGACCCCGGCTGAAGCGCCGGTCCCGCCCAAGCAGCGGGAGCGGGAGCTCACCAAGGCGCCCACGACGGGCGGCGTGTTCACCGAGGATGGTGATCGTCTCGTCGAAGCGCCGAAGCCCGAGCCCGACGACCACCGCATGCAGAAGCCGGAGCGCTAACCCATGGCCTGGAAGTCGTTCCTCGCGAAGGGCGTCGCGGCGAAGATCGAGGCCGGCGGTTACGGCGTCGACTCGGTGCCGGTCGTGGGGACCGATGCGCTCCGGATCTCGGGGGACCTGTGGTCCGTCGTGCGGATCCACGAGCAGTGGCCCAACAAGCGGAACGAGGTCGCCGGCAGCCTGCCGTACCCCGTGAAGCCCGGGCTCCCGCGCGGCCGCTGGGTGGAGGCCGAGATCAACTGGGAGCCGCGCGGCGCCGGCATCGACGCGGTGATCGAGGCGGATCCGCTGCTCCGGTGCAGCGGGTGGACCGCCGTCGACGGGACCAACAAGTTCGACTACACGCTCGGCGCCGCGGACCATGAGTCGGCGAGCATCTATTTCTGGACGGGCGACCTCCTGATCAAGGCGGTCGGCTGCCGCGGCTCGCTGCGCTGGTCGATGAGCTCGGGCCGGATCAACGCCTGGCGGTTCCTGATCCGCGGCCGGCTCGGCGCCGAGCCGGCCACCACCGCGCTGCCCGGCGGGTTTGCCTACGACACCACGGACGCGTTGTCGGCCGTCGGCTTGACGTGCAGCGTGGGGGCGTGGACGCCGGCGCTCGCGACCTGCGAGTTCACCCAGGGCGCCGACCCGCAGCTCTCCGAGGACGCGAACCAGACGGACGGCCTCGGCGAGTTCGACTGGGCGGAGTGCCAGCCGACGTTCGCGGTCACGGCGCGGAAGCCCCCGCTCGCGACCTACGATCCCTACGCCGACCACAAGGCGCGGACGTCGCGCGCCATCCTGGCGACGCTCGGGTCGGTGGCGTTCAACCGGCTGAAGCTCTCCTGCCCCGAAGCGTATGTGAACGCGCCCGAGCCGGCGACGAGCCAGGGTTTCATCGATCACGTGCTGAGCTACGACATCGCCGGCACCACGCCGACGATCACCAGCGACTGACCCCGCCCCCGGGGCGACCTGCCCCGGGACCGACATCCGCGATCCGTCCGGGCCCGCCCCTCAGTGGCGGGCCCACCCGCCACACCGCCACCAGAGATCGGACGTGTGTCATGCAGTCAGCCGCTGAACCGTCGCCTATCGCCGTCGCGCGTGAGGCCTTCCTCGGGATCCGCATCGAGCTCCCGACGGGCAAGTTGTTCGTCGCGCACAAACCGCTCCTTTTCGAAGACGCGCTCCTCTGGATGGACCGGCTCGAGCGCCACCGCAGAGGGGGAGCGTACAGCGAGACGCTCGGCCTCATCGTCCACGACCTGAAGACGAAGCTCGATGTCGAGGACCTGTCCGTGCTGAACGAGCTCACACTCGGCGAGGTCCATGACTACGTGTTGTCCTCTTTTTTCTCCCACCGCCGGTCGCTCCCTGGCTGGATGGTGCAGCTGCTCAAAGAGCAGCGCCCGGCGGAGACGGCCGCGCCGTCGACCTGATGGACCTGGTGTTCGAGTACGAGCACGCCTACGGGGAGATCGACCCCCGCCGGCACTCGTGGGCGAAGTTCTTGGCCGGCGTCGCGCGCACGGCGCGGTTCAGCGCGCGCGAACTCTACGCGGCGATCGTGGGCCCGAGCTTCGCGCTGTCCTCGCTCTCGAGCGAGGGCGTGGCCGGCCGGATGCAGGTGCACCACCTGTTGGAAGAGACGGCGTGGGGTCGCCACACGCCGCTGATCGTGGGGCCCAATGGCGGTTGATCTCGACGAGCTGCTGCTCAAGCTGAAGTGGCAGGAGGAGGGCGGCAACCTGCCGACCGCCGCCCAGGCCAAGCTACGCAGTCTCGTCGAGGCGCAAGCGGCGTTGACGAAAGCCGCCGCGCCGATGCAGGGACCGGCGGTCGCCGGGCGCAACGCTTTCCAGGCCGGGTGGGCCTCCCAGGCCCAGATCCTCCAGTCCATGGAACGCGACGCGAAGCGGGCGGGCGGCGCGGTCAACCAGCTCGCGACGCAGACCGTCGGGCTCGGAACGGCGACGGGGACGACGGGCCGCAGCCTCGGGCTGCTCCGCACCGGCCTCAGCATGTACGCCTTCCAAGCTGTGGGGGCGACGGGGATCACCGGGAAGCTCGCCTCGGGGCTCTTGATGTTCGGCGTCGGCGGGCCGGTCACCCTCGGTGTCGTCGCCGGCCTCGCGCTCGTCGGCGGGGCGTTCAAGCTCGCGAGCGCCGAAGCGACGAAGCTCCGCGAGCAGAGCGAACGGCTGAACATGACGTGGCGCACGTTGCGGGGCGAGGGCCACTCCCTCGTCGCGCTGCGGGACGAACTCAACAAGGCGATCAAGGAGGAGGCGGACGCGCAGCGCGAGCTGGAACGCGTCCGCGCCCCCCAGTTCATCGGTCCCGTGCGGGTGCCCCGCTCGCCAGGCGAGATCGTGCAGGCCGAGCAGGCGCTGTCAGACGCCACGCGCGTCGTCGAGGAGCGGCGGAAGCTCTTCGCCCAGGGCGGCGCGGATGCGGTCGAGGACTGGGGGCGCCGGTTCCTCGATGGGATCAAGGACCTGCGCCTCGACGAGCAGCTCGCGCAGCTGCTCGCGAACCGGGGCGAATTCGAGGCGCGCGGCGCCGAGTCGGCCCAGCTGTGGCACCGGGCGTTCCTCGAGGCCTGGAACCACATGCCGCCGATCCCGCTGCGCCTCGGCGGCGCGGTGATGCCCGCCGTGAACGCCGCGGGCGCGAACCTGTTTCAGCGCATCGGACCGCCGGGCGGCACGACCGCGGGGACCGGCGCGGTCTTCAACCAGGCCGTCGAGGACTTCCAGCGGATCCAGACCCAGGGCGGCGTCATCCTGCGGAGCCTCATCACGCCGCAGCAGCGATTCAATGAAGCACTGGAGATCCTCCGGCAGAACGTGGAGTTCGGGACGCTCACCGCCGACGAGCGGGCGGCGGCCGAGAAGCGGCTGTCCGACGCGATGGGCGTGACGACGCGGAAGTCGCAGATCCTCGGCGTGACGTTGATCGGGGCGATCTCGGGCGCGATCGCGAGCGTCATCCAGGGCGGCAGTGCCGGCAGCATCATCGGCGGGATCCTGGGGACCGTAGGCGGCGTGGTGGGCATCGGGAATCCGCTCCTCGGCGCTGGCATCGCCGGCCTCGGGACGATCGTGTCGTCTGCCGCCAGCGCGGCCGATCGGCATCACGAGGAGAACCTGCAGGAGCTGCGCCGGATTCGCGAGAACACGGGTCGCCGCGGGGAGCTGCGGAACATCAGCCTGACGGTGCTGTTGAACGGCAAGGAAGTCTCGGCGGAGATCCTGGGCGACGTGATGTACGGCATCGGCCGGGCCGAGCGCACGAACGCCGTCCCCGTCCTGCCGCCGCGGTGATCCTATGGGCCAACCCTGCCTCCTCGTCGACAACTTCTTCAATGCCCGGATCTACGCCGGGCATACGCTCAGTGCGGCCGAGAACTCGACCGATGCGCCGCTCGTGGGCGCGGCGCGGCGCTCGACCTACGACGCCTACCAGAGCACGACGCCCAACCTCGATGCGTGGCTGAAGAGCCGAAACGGCGTCACCCGCTATGCGGACATGGTCGCCGTCGATCGCGGACACAACCAGGGCGGCAAGACGGTGAAGGTGCAGTGCTCGGACGACGACTTCGTGAGCCCGGCGCAGGATGCGTTCAACTCCCTCACGCCCTCGACGCCTGGCGCCGGGTCGCTCGATGATGCACTGGGCGTGCGGACGGCGGAAGGCGCATGGCTCAAGCGGTTCTCGGGCCGTGGGGCTGCCGACTGGCGCCACTTCGTCGGCGCCATGGGGGCGGGGATTCGCTGCCTCGTCCCCGGGCTCTGGATCGGGCTGTGCTGGCGTCCAGGCTTCGTGAACCGGCCGCACGCCCCTGGGGCGACGCGGCTCGTCGTCGAGCGATCGGAGAGTGACCAGGGCTGGACCGGCATGGGGAAGGCCGTGCGGCGTCGGCAGGGCGTCCTGCATTTCGCCTTTACGACGCTCTTTGATGCCGAGCAGGCCGTGTGGCATCTGGACCAGTACGCAGCCGGGCGACGCATGTGGGTCATTGCCGATGACGAGCGGGCCGACGACGCGTTCTTGGCGGTGATCCCGGACGAGCTCGTCGGGATGAATCTCGAATCGAGCTACTTCTATCCCAAGCTCGATCTGCCCTACGTGGAGGCCGACCCCAATGGCTGAGGTCTTCCCGAAAGACATCCTCCTCCGTGTGGGCGCTCGCACGCTGCAGCGTCACGGCGTGCTCGCGGTGGCCGGGTCCCGTCGTGGCCTCGTCGATGTGCCGATCACGTTCAGTCGAGCGGATGCGTCAACCTGCGCGACGTACATCGACCGCGACGGGATCCTCCGGCTTGCGGCGGCGAATGTCCCACGCATCGAGTGGGTGGACCTCGACGGGGACGGCATCCGCGAAACCCCAGGACTCCTCCTCGAAGGCAGCCGTACCAATCTCTGCCTGCAGTCGGAGGCGTTCGGCACGACATGGACTGATATCGCGACGCCTGTGGTTACGTCAAATACGGACGTGGCGCCCGACGGCGCGACCACCGCCGATACGATTACCGATGATAACGCGGCGGCATTTGAGGGTCGCCAACAGGTGTTCACGGTGGCGAACGATTCACTCCCACACGTCTTTTTTATCTTCGTTAAGAAAACCACTGCGGCAACCAACACCTTTGGGTTCAACTTGTCGCTCTCCGGCGGGACTGGTGTAGCATCAACTCCTCGATTGAACACCAACTCTGGGGTCGTGTCGAGTGGCTTCGACACCCAGGCCATTAGTGTCGGCAACTATTGGCTGTTCGTGAGTCGCGTAACGAACAACACCACAGGCAACACTACGCTGACCTTGAGTGTCTATCCGGCCAGCGGCACGAATAGTGGTAGTAATCCCGGCGCGGATGATGTGGCCGCTCAGGGCTCGGCGGTCGTCTGGGGGGCGCAGTTGGAAAAGGCGGCCTTCCGGTCGTCGTACATCAAGACGACGACGGCAGCGGTCATTCGAGCGGCGGACAGTCTCACCCTCCCGTTTAACTTCGGGCCACTGGACACGACGATCCTGGCCCGGTTCGCTCGGCCGGCGTGGGCGGACCCTGCCATCGACATCGGGTTTTTCCCCGGCATCTATTCGCTCGGTAACGGTGTCGAGCCGCACCTCCAAGCCTACCGACTCCAAACCGCCGCGCAGTACCAGGTAGCGGTCAGTACGCCGGGGGCCGATTCGTTCTCGCCATCGGCCAACATTCCAGCGGGCGCGACGCAAACACTTGCCGCGCAATTCAAGAATCTCACGACGGCGGGCCAAGCCGCGCACGACTCCGGCTCCAGCTATGGGGCGTTCGGTTCAGCGGCGGCGGCGTTCAGCACGTTCGGTGGGGCGCAGACGCTCAGTGTCGGGCGGCGTGTGGCAGGCTCTGAGTTCTACGGGGTCCTCTTGGATATCCTCATCACCCGCGGGCTGTTCAGCCTTGCCGAGATGACGGCCATCCCGTGAGGCCGGTCCATCCCAACTTCCGCATCGCGCAGGCAGCGGCGGATTCCCCGATTCGCACGCTCTGCGAAGCCCAGGCCGAGCAGCGGAGCGACATTCTCAAGACCAAGGCCGACCTACAGTCAGCGGATGGCTTCACCGCCCGCGCCCACGACTTCACGAGCGCCAACGTGCTCGATGCCGCCGCAGAGACGGCCGAGGTCACGCTCTCGAACGCCCCCGCTGCGAACAGTCTCTACGAGGCGCACTTCAAGGTCACGATTACCCCCGTCGTTCCCGGCGCGGGGACCAACACGCATACGGTGGTCGTCGCCGTCGAGACGGACCTGACGGGCGGCGGGACGTGGGTCGAGCAGTGGACGTTCACCTACGAAGTCATCCGCAAAGTCGGCGAGCCCGCCACCGCCGTCGTCTGGCCGTCCGAGCGCCTGCCGGTGCGGGTCCCAAGCCTCACGTCGTCCAGCAAGCTGCGCCTCAAGATCAAGAGCGCGTCCGGTCCCGGCGGCTGGTCGTTCGCCGTCCACGGCTTCAACCTCGCCACGGATCTCGATCTGCTCTCGGGTGTCACCTACCACACGGGCCCTGCGATCGACTTCCTCGATGGCGGTGGCGCGACGCTGGCGGACACTGTCGTCTCGAAGATCAGTCTCGGCACCTCGGACGGCTACGAGCTGGACCTGAACGGTCCCGCTCTGTCGCCTGAGCAAGCGCCCTTCGTGGTGGCCCGCACCGTCTGGGGCAAGGACGACTCGACCGACATTGCGATCGACCGCTTCACCGCGCAACTCCACCCGAAGCAGGACGGCGGCCAGCCCAAAGATGTGGCGTGGTTCATCTGTCAGCCCTACGCCCTCTTGGAGGCTGGCCCCCGTGAGGGCGAGGACCCCGGGCTCTTCGGCCTCGTCACCCTCGTCCCGCTCTGCGATCCCGTGCGCGTCCCCGCAGGCGATGGGACCACCGCGCAGGATTACGTGTTCTCGTTTTACGACCGGAGCTTCACCGGCCCGGGGCATACGATCGTCACCCTGTCGCGGAAGCCACGGCCCAAGAGCGTGAAGTGGAAGACCGCCAGCGTGGGTGCGACCGGGGTGACGAACGCGGAATACGACGGCTCGTCCACGACGTTCTGGTTCCTCTGGGCCGTCACGGCCGATGGGAGCCCCGCCTCCAACATCGGCTGGGCCCGCGACTCCGGCGTCAATGAAGTTGTGAACGGGAGCCGCAAGCTGCGGACGGTGCGGATCAGCAGTACGACCTTCGCGCCTGGCCGCTGGCTGGCGGAGATGCCCGGGGCGGGCGTCGATGCCGCCCGCCCGGCGTTCCGCTGCAAGATCGAATGCGGCTCCTACGCCGCGGCGAACCTCGAATACACCGCCGGCGGCAACCAGATCGACCTGGGGGCGACGCCCACCGAGACCGTGGAGTTCGCCGCAGTGGCCGGGGTGCCGGACGGTTGTGGCTCGGTCTTCGAGGTGCGGAACGACGCCGACTCCGCCTGGCTCCCGTTCACCGATGGGCAGACTGCCGCAGAGGTTGGGGTCTCGCAGCGGGAAGAGTACAAAGTGCGCTGGCGGGCCTCCCCGAACGCCACCAACGACGCGACCCCGACGCTCTGGGAGATCGGCGTCCGGGACGTGAAGAAGGTCTGGCTCTCGGATCTCATCAAGAGCATCCGCGCCCGCTGGGCGATTCCCGACGTGGCCGAGCTCGTGCCCAATATCCCCGAGTTCGAGATCGTGCTCATCAAGAACGGGGAGCAGGACTTCAACGACCGGGTGACGAAGCTGCTCTCGACGAACACGATCGGCAGCTTGGCCTTCCGCTTCTGGCGGGGCGACCCTGCCCGGCCGCGGGCCGAGTGGCTCCACAAAGACGACGCCGCCCTGCTGGACGATTACGACCCCACCGCGGCCGACGTGACGATCCTCGCGCACTCGCCGCTCGTGTTCGTGAACGGGGCGCTGCCGGTCTACAACACAACGACCCAGAAGCGCGAGCCCCTCCAGCTCGCCAACAAGACGCCGAAGCAGGTCTACGCAGAGATCGTGAACAACCAGCTCGCGCCCGACATCCCGGCCCGCTACCGCGGCGAGGGGTTGATCGATGAGAGCTGTCTCATTTCCCAAACGCTCCAGGACTCGGATGGCCTGACCGAGCTCAACGCGATCCACCACGTCGCGGGCTGCGTGCTGTCGACCTGCGCGGGCAAACTCAAGAGCTTCCCGATGTTCGGGCCGGGTGCGGTGCAGGTCCTCTTCCCCTCGCAGAAGATCCGCTGGCGCTCGACGGCCCCCGGGCTCCGCCAGCGGGTGCCGCGGTTCTTCGCGAAGTACGGCTACGAGTCCGCCACCGGCGAGTACGCCGGCGAGACGCGGCTCATTTCGGGCAACGACATTTTCGCGACAAACCTGAAGCCCTCGCGCATCGACGCGGTGACTGATCTGCGCGATGACGTGTGCCGCTGGGTGCCGGGGGAAGAGCTCGCGAAGCGCATCGGGAAACGCCGGGTCGATACGCTCGGCGCCGGCATGCTGGTGTGGAGCTTTACGAGCAGCGAGCCACACCCCGAGCTGGAGTTCGGCGACGTCGTGGCGGTCGAGACGGATCGCTTCTTCGCGCGCGATCCCTCGCAGGTGAGCCAGCGCACCCTGAAGGGCGCCCTCTGGGCGATCTGCCGGGTCATCGAGCACGACATCGAGGGGAAAGAGTTCGGGGTCTGGATTCAGAGCTATACCGACATCTTCAGTGGATCGGATGCCGCCACGCGCACGGGGTTTGGCCCGGCGCAACCCATCCTATCCATCACGATCGACTTCACGATTGCCGGGGCGGCGATCGGGACGATCCAGTGCGACGCGACGACGGGCTCCATCAAGATGGTCGGGCGGAAGACCGGATTCCCCTCCCTCGCTGACGTGCAGGCGCAACCCGCGACCGACGGCCGCAACGTCTCCATCACGGTCGTTGATGCGGCGACCGGATCGGCGATGCAGATGAACGATGGGGACATCTGCTACCTCTCGGCCGTGGCCTACACGGCGGCGAGCGGTGGAGGTGACGAAGGACCGCTCGCCCAGGGGCGCGTGTCCTATCCCTATGTGATGCGGCGGCTGATCCTCACCAGTGGATCGACCTTCGACGTGCCGGCGGACTGGAACAACAACCGCAACACGATCGAGTGCATCGGTGGGGGCGGTGGAGGGGCGGCTGGCACAACCAACACGCGCGGCGGTGGTGGCGGGGGCGGTGGTGAGTACCGGATGGCAACGAACGTCACGCTGACCCCCGGGGCCGCGATTCCCTACGTGATCGGCGCGGGCGGAGCGGGAGGCGCGTCGAGCGGGGCGGATGGCACCGACGGTGGCGATACGACCTTTAACACCACAACCGTCGTGGCCAAGAAAGGGCTCAAGGGTGTGGCCGCTACGTCTGCCGGTGGCGCGGGAGGGAGCGGCGGCACGGGCGCGGTCGGACATAATGGCGGCACCGGAGCGAATGGAACGAGCGGCGCCAGCTCGAGCGGCGGCGGTGGTGGCGGTGCCGGTGGGACAACGGCGGTCGGCGGCAACGGCAGCGGCACGTCAGGCGGGGCTGGTGGTGCGGCGGGCGGGGGCGCGCCGAATGGCGGTGATGGGTCGGCGTGGGGCGCGACCTTCGGGGCTGGCGGTGGCGGGTCAGGTGGGACACCTCCCACTCCGGTCGCCGGCGGCGCTGGAGGTCAGCGCGGTGCTGGTGGTGGTGGCGGAGCCTGCACAGCCGGAGCGTTCTCTGCGGGTGGGGCGGGGAAGGGTGGGATTCTCGTGATTACGTGGTTCTCCTAAATGGATGAGATCACCGTGGAAATCCGGTTCTTCAAATCCATTGTCCGGCTGTGGTTTGCCACGCCGGACCTAGTGCCGCCGTCGGTGATCAAGGCGCGCCTCGACAAGTTCGCCCCAGCCATCAAGGCCCGGCTCATCGAGGGCGATTATGAGGGGAACATCGGAGCCCTGCTCGACGATCTCGGGCAGCTCCCAAACATTCGCGCGGCGCAGATCCTAGTCGAGGACCAGGACGATCCCGACATTCGGCGGGGATTCCTGCGGCACTACATCTGGCCCTGACCCTACTGAACGCGCACCGTCAGGCTCGAGGTGACATCGTCCAGCGCCAGCCGCATGGTGTAGAGGCCAGGGACGTCACACCATGCCGTGTCCGCCGAGACGCGCCAGCCGGTCGCGGGTTGCCAGTGCAGCCGTCCCGCCCAATTCCCGAAGCGGTCATAGGCAGCACTGTAGCTGTCGTGGTCGAAGAGGGGAGCGCCGACGGCCAGGGTGACCGTATCCGCGCGAGAGCCCAGCACTACCGTCGCGCGATCGTGCAGAGCCGTCGCCGTCGCGCGCGCATAGTCCTGGCGATCGCCGGCCGCGTCGAGGACCCAGCCGACCAGAGACTGAGGACCGGCCGTGGTCATCAGCGTCCAGCCGAAGCGCGCCTCGCCAAGTGCATCGGTGAGCCCTGCCCCAGCGAACACAGTATCGGGTCCGGCGATCCGGTACCAGTTCACGACGACCTGCGGCACGACCCCGCCGTCACTTGTCGCGCGAGCGACTACGGTCTGCGCCAGACGGCGCGCAACCGTATCGACCTGGGCGTCGCCCGCGATGATGTCGAGCTGTGGGATGACTGGCGGACTGGCGGCATCGCCGCAGCCGGCGAGCAGGCCGACCAACGGCAGCATCAGTACGTTTCGCATGACAGCACCTCCTGAGTGCTGTCCTACGATGACCAGGCGGCCCGGTTTCGGCAACTGCGGAGTTGGCGATTCCGGAGCCGCGCCGTAGATTGGGAGCGTTCGGGGTCACCCGCGTCGACGCGGCATCCCGGTGGGACCAGCCCAGGTCCTGCCGGGATTTTGCTTTTCGTACCTGAGCCTGGGAGACGGGACCCGGAATGAAGCCACTCGCGACCGAGGAGGGTGCGACGTGACGGCGACGGGCGTGGGGTTTCTCGCCTTGGGCGTGGCGATCCTCGCCCACACGGCCGCCCTGTTCTATTGGGGCGGCAAGACCGCCCGTCTCCTCGAAACCCATGACGTCGAAATCAAGCTCTTGCGGGAATGGAAACATGACGAGGTGAACCAAGCGCTCACCGAACTGAAGCTTGATGTCGGAGTGTTGCAAGAACGGGTTGAGACACTGGAAGAACGCGACGTGTCACGGAGGGATCGATGAGGCCACCGGAGGAGACGGGCGCGTTTGTCGGGCTGACGGCTCGAGGCGTGCCGCCCGAACGGGCGAGGACCAAGATCCAGAACACCCGCCGCGGCGTCCTGTTCCTCCTCGCCGGCGGCCTCTTCATCGCGATGTCGTTCGGGTTCGTGATCTACACGATGATCATCACGAAGGGCGCCCCGAGCATCGCGTCGATGATCTTCGCGCTGCTCCCCGGATTGCCGGGCGCCTACTTCCTGCTCGCCGGCGGGCACCTGCTCTCAGGCGACGCGATGCTGGCAGCCGAGGAGACCGGCGGCATCATTACGCGCACAGCGGCCAAGGCGCTAAAGGTCGCGCGCGTGAAGGGACCGTAACCCAGGGCCGATACGCGCACCGCGATCGCGGTGGCGCTGGTGATGACTCTGTGCGAGCCAGCGTTCAACAGCGGAACCATGGAGGCGACGACGCCGATGGCGCCTGATCTACGCACCGAGGCCCTCGAGTACGGGGCGCGGTTTCTCGGGAAGGCCTACCGCTGGGGCGGCGACGATCCCGTCGTCGGGTTCGATTGCAGCGGGCTCATGGTCGAGATGCTGAAGGCGACGAACCGCCTGCCCCGCGACGGCGACTGGAGCGCCGCAGACCTCGCCAATCGCTTTCCCGTCACCGCGGTGCTCAAGCCGGGCGTGCTCGTCTTCTGGAACCGCGGCGGGAAGATCGGGCACGTCGAGATGGTGTGGGCCGTGCATGACGACGTCGTCCAGACCATCGGGGCCTCGGGCGGTGGTAGCGCGACCATCAGCGACGAGCAGGCCATCAAGGACAACGCCTTCATCAAGATCCGCCCGATCGTGCCGGGGTGGTCGCGGGCGGTGGATCCCTTCGCGGTGCAGCCATGACAGGCCACGGGGGGTTCAAGACCGTCGAGCGCTATCGCGAGTATCACCGTGAATGGGCGAGACGCACGAAGCCATGGCGCAAACGCAGTACCAAAGCCCAGCGACGCTGGCGTAAGCGGCATCCAGAGGCGGCCCGGATGTCGGCGAAACTCGGCAACCTGAAGTACCTGTATGGCCTCACGATCGACAGCTATACGGCACTGCTCGATAAACAGGGAGAACGGTGTGCGATTTGCCGCTCCCCCGATCGCAGGCTCGTCGTCGATCATGATCACCAGACCGGCCGCGTGCGCGGTCTACTCTGCAATCGGTGCAACAACCACCTTGGTTGGCTCGAGGCGAACGGTGCGCTCATCGCTCGGTACGGAGGTCGACTTCCCACGCCGGTGACGGCATGAGGTTCCGCGATCTCATCGACCCGGACTGGGACTGGCGTCGGCTCGCCACGGTGCAGCATTTCGTCGCCTGCTTCGCGCTGGCGTTCCTCTCCGTGCAGCTCACTCCTGCGATTACCTGGGTCGCCCTGGGGGCGCCTACGCTCTTCGCCTTCCTGCTCGTCCTCTGGACAGCGCTAGTCTACGAGGCCGGCCAAACCGATACGGCGTACAGCCTGCGCGACTCGGCGGGGCGGCGATACGCGGGACAGCCTGGGTACGGCGTGGGCTTGATGGATATTGTCGCTGGCATCCTCGGTGCCCTGCTCTACCTCGGTATCCGGGCGCTGCTCACGTGACCGCGCCAGCGGTCGTCGAGCCCCAGCGCGTGCTCGCGTGGGTCAAGAAGCGGACCGACGGGCAGCTCGTCGAGCTGGCGCGGCGCATCTGCCGCACGCTCACCAAGACTCACGACATCGACGTGCCCGAGCTTCGTCGGGTGATGGAGGATTTCGTGCGCAACGTCCCCAAGCTGATCCTGTTGGCGCTGGTCGCGATGACGGGCGGGGCTGCCTCCCCGGGTAACGGCGGCATGGCGTCCTCGGCGCCTAACCTGCCCCCGTCAGCGGTCGCCCCCGGCACAGTCACTGATCTCCGCGTCACCGCCGTCACGGATACCTCGGTCGTGCTCACGTGGACCGAAGTCTCGAGCGGCAACACGAGTGTCGCTCGCTACCTGGTGCGCTACGCCCCCATCGACGCGCCGATGCCAGCGACTCCCCCGTTCCTCACGACGGGCGGCTGCGGCGCGCCGATCTACGGCTCCACGGCCGCCGGCGGACGGGTGCGCAGCTGCGTGCTCGGGGGACTGACGGCGCAGCGGGCGTATGCTTTCCAGGTCATCCCGTTCACGGGCACGCTCACTACGACGGCGAATTGGGGCGGCTGGTCGAACACCGCCCAGGCGACGACGGCCGCGCGCATCGGGAGCATGGTGGTCAGCCGGCCGCCGATGCACGAAGGGGACGTCGCGATCGCGGCGGCGTCGATCACCGACTTCGGCTCGGGGCGCTTTCCGCTGCATGGCACCTTCCGGCTCGGCGATCGGGTGGCGCTCTTCTACGACTCGACCGGCGCGATCATCGCGCGCGGCTATGTCCTGGTGACGCGGCCATGAACATCAAGACCGTCGGGTGGATCCTGCTCGCCTTCGTCGCGGCGCTTGCGGTGCGGGAAGTCTTCCCGAAGCGGACCACGACGTCGAGCATCCCGCGCATCATCACGCAGTACGACACGGTGCGCGTGCTGGATACGGCCTGGGTCACCCAGCTCCGGCAGGATACGATCCGGGTCAACGTCACCGAGCGCGTGACCGTGACGGTGGCGGAGACCCTCTTCGTGGTACCGCGGCTGGATGGCGTGGTGGCGGTGGCGGCGGGCGAGCGGGCAGGCGACTCGACGCTGGTGGCGGGCTTCACGCTGGCGCCGGCTGATACCGGGGCGTCGGCCGACACTGGCTACACGTGGCGCACCTGGCAGGTCCAGTTCTACACGGTCGGTCCCATCCGGTCGCTCGTGGTGGATCGCGGCACGCCGCGGGTGACGTTCTTCCCGCCCGCGCCCCCGCCCTGCCGACTACTCTGCCGGGCCGGGCACTACCTCGTCGGCGCCGCGTTCGGCGCCGGGCTCGTCGCGGTCCTCAAGTAGGCGGTTCGTTGCAGACGTTTGCACCCGCGGCGGGAGGGGGAGCAGCCGGCGGAGTGCCCGGAGGGTGATGTCGAGGATCGTGCCGTTCGGGGCTTCGGGTCCGGTCATCGAGTCGGTTGCGCAACAGGAATCAGGATGAGGCTGTCGATAAACGCCCCGGTCGCCGTGCTCATGTAATCGGCGGCCGGGAAACGGCTGAGGCACGTCCGGACGCTGGCCCCCAGATAGGACTCATTTCCCCGCGCGCGGGCGGTGTCGGCGGTGCTGCGGTGGTAAGCCTCGATGAACCGCTGGAGGCAGACGCGGAAGGCACGGGTCTGTGCCACCTCGATCGAGTCGGCGCGTCGCCGTTGCTCGGCGAGGACGGCGTTTGCCTGAGCCTCGTGGTCCCGGCGCAGGCTGTCGAGGTGCCACTGCCACGCGAACTTCGCCGGCCCCACGCTCTCGGCCGGCCAATCATACTTCATCACCAGACAGGTGGCCAGCTCGTTGCCCGAGGGGCTGATCAACTCGCAGGCGGCGCGCTCCGCGCGGCGGTCGATGACGGGCACCGAGGTGCACGCGGCGACGATCGCCACAATGGCCAGCCCTCGCCTCAATGCTTCTCCCCCTTCGGGCCCTGGGAGCGCCGCAACTCAATGACGTAGGTCGCCATGTCGCTGACGTCGAGGCCCAGCTTCGTGAAGTCGACCACGATCTGCTCGAGGAAGGCGATGGCGAACGCGCGGCCCGCGACCGTGTTGGCGATCTCGTTGTTCTCGAACGTGTGCTTGATGACCGCCGCGACGCGCTCTGCGAGCACCTGCCCTGCCTGTTGGACGAAGAACCGTAGGACGTGGACGTCCCCCGCCTCGCCTTCGCTGACCTGCAGCCGCAGATGGTCATCCCGGGCGGTCAGCGCGCGTAAGAGATACCCCACCTCACTGCGTCGGTGGCGAGGGTCCGATGTTGGGGGCGGTGCGGGACGTTCGCTAGATGGTGGCGTTCGGTAAGGTGGCGCCGGTCGTTGCGTGGGCGCCTCGTGAATCGTACCGCCGGGCCGACGCCCCTTCCCTGTCAGGATCCAGTCGGCATCGCAGTGCGCCAGTTGCGCCAGCCGGGCCGCGTCGTCCCCCGAGATCCGCCCGTCGGCTTCCCGCCGCCGCAGCGTCCGCACATCCATCTCCAGCGCCCGGGCGAGCTCGCTCTGGGACCACGCCCGCCGCGGCCGGCCGAGGAAGGTCCGTATCTGCTTGATCCGTAAGCCGATGGGATGCGCCTTCGGACTTGGCCTGGGTGGCACTCGACCGGCCCTCTTGACAAGGACAGACTTGGCCCCATATTGAGGGCGCGTTACACGGTTGCTATACGGCTGCAACACGGCACAAACGGGGGGAAGGTACGGCGCATGGGTAGGCACAGCAAGGCAGCCGGGAAGCCCATCATGGTGCGGATCAGCCCCGAGCAGCGCACACGGCTGAAGCGGGCGGCCGAGATCGAGACGCGGCGCCGCGGCGAGACGGTCGACCTGAGCCAGCTGCTTCGGGAAGTCGGGATGGCGGCGGTTGACCGTATCATCGCTGCCGCCGAGCCCCAACCCGCCGGCGTCCGGTAACTATGACCCCTCCTCTGGTGCTCGGGCTTCCTGTCACCATCACCGTCGTCCGTGTCCGGCCCCGCGTGATTTGCGCCTGGTGCCTGGGCGAGGGCGTGACGACGGTGATCGCCGAAGGCGATGCCCACGCCCCCGTTTCGCACGGGTGCTGCGAGCAGCATGAACGCCTCCTGCTGGCGGGTCTCGCATGACGCCGCCGAACGTCACCCGCCCGCGCCGGTGGGGCGAGTCCGGACGCTCCGACCCCGTAGCCCGCTACGTCGCCCCGCGCCTTGGCCTCACGCCGGCGTCGGCCGAGCAGCTGCTCAAGGGGCACCAGGCGATCAACATCCGCTGCGCCCACTACGTCGGCGCGTTCCGCGCCCTCGGCGACGATGTCCGGCTTGCCCGCTTTTGGGAACCGCTGCAGCGCGCCTATGACTGCCGCGAAGCCCCGCCGCTCGTCGCCGCCACCTGGCTGCTCGAGCAAACGGCGGACACCAAGGAGGACGTGACCGAGCTGGCGTTCCAGCTCGAGCCCTCCGACGCGAACCTAGAGCGCTACCTCCGCGACAAGGAAGCCGAGATCTACCGCGGGCTGGCTCTGGTCGACGCGCTGCGCGCCGAGCAGCGGCGACGGGGGTTGCACTGATGTGGGTCCTCATCCCCCTCGGCATCGTCGTCCTGATTGCCCTGGCCCTCGATCCGATCTTCACGCGCCGCGATCGCGAGACCGAGCCACCGAAGCATATCCGCCGGGCCTGGCTGGCGAAGCGCACGGCGCGGGAGTGGAAGGGGCGGGACGTATGAGGATCTACGCCTGGCGGGTCAGCGGGAAGTGGACGCACTGGCACATCCTCGCGGTCGGGAAGCCGCTCTGCGGGACGCCGGTGCCGGATAAGGTGCAGGCGCAGTTCGATCGGGAGGTGCGGCCGGGGGACTGGCCGCACGTCTGCCTGAAGTGTCGCGAGCTCGCCGTCGCGCAGGCGGCCGACAATGAAAAACCCGCCGATCGCGGCAAGGCGATCGACGGGCCGAACGGGCAGACGGGCGAGGCTGGCCCCGTCGCGCTCGAAGATACCACCGCCGGCCAGGAACGGGCAAACGTATGACCACCACCGACAAGAAGGCCGGCACCTCCGTCGCGACCGCGGACGGCCAGAAGGCCGACGCGCTCGAGACGTCGCTCCTCGAGAACGCGAAGACCCCCGAAGAGCGCGCGCTCGCCTTCCGCCTCGCGAGCCAGGCCCGCCAGTCGAAGATGATCCGCGACGTGGCCGTCGCCTGCGCCGAGACGGGCTGGGGCAAGGACGTCAGCCCCATGAGCCGCGCCGCCGTCGTGCGCTACTGCATGGAGATCGGCGCGGACCCGGTCCGCCACGTCCACATCCTGGGCGGGACCGTGTACCTGAACGCGGCGTTCTGGATGGACCTCTGCGCCGCCAATCCGAAGTTCCAGAAGGCCGAGACGCGCTTCATCCACGCGGATCCGCGCTGCACGCCGGAGGAAGCGGAGCGTCGGAAGGCGGCGCGCGTGGACCTGGGCGTCCCCGAAGAGGCCATGGGCGCCGCGATCGTGACCCTGTTCTACGAGGGCCGCGGGCCGTTCGTCGGCGTGAACTGGGCAGGGGCCAAGAGCAGCGACCCGGTCGGGAAGCAGGAGCCGACGAAGACGGCGGAGACCCGGGCGTATCGTCGCGCGGCGATGAAGGCGGAGCCGGCCTGGTTCGGCGGGCACCCGCAGCTCAAGGAGGTTGAGGAGCTCCTGGTCCAGGGCCGCGAGCTCGAGAAGACAGCCGAGGCGCTGCCGCCGATCGGGGACAAGCCGATCGAGACGGACGACGTCACGGTCGACCCGATCGCCCCGAAGGCGACGGCGTGAAGTTCGCCCACCTCGCCGATCTCCACCTCGGCTTCCGCCAGTTCGACCGGGCCAATAAGGCCGGCGCGAACCAGCGCGAGGCCGATGTGGCGGAGGCGTTGAAGCGCGCCGTCGATGGCGTACTCGCCGCCGGCGTCGATGCGGTCCTCTTGGCCGGGGACCTCTTTCACCAGGTGCGGCCGCCCAACAGCGCGATCCTGCAGATGTTCGCCCAGCTGCAACGGCTGCGGGCGGCAGGCCTGCCGCTGCTGGCGATCGCCGGCGATCACGACACGCCGCGCACCGCGGAAACGACGCCCATCCTGGGCCTCTACCGGGCACTCGACATGCAGGTCGCGCTGCAGCGCGTCGAGCGGTTCTCGCTCGAGGGTGTGACGGTCACGGCGGTGCCGGTCGTGGCGGCGCGCCAGGTCGCGACGCTCGAGCCGGTGCCGGGCGTGCGCAATGTGCTGCTCGCCCACGGCGAGGCGCGCGGGTTTGAGGGCGGCAACGCGATCGATGCGACGGCCTTCGCGCGGTGGGACTACGTGGCCCTGGGCCACTACCACGTGGCGACCAAGGTGCGCGCCAACGCTTGGTACGCCGGCTCGCTCGACTACGCCTCCAGCAATCCGTGGGGCGAGCTGGGGGAGGAAGCAAAGCACGGGCTGCCCGGGAAGGGATGGCTGCTCGTCACGCTCGGGGAGGGGGCGCCGATCGTCGAGTTCCAGCCGATCGACCCGCCGCGGCGGGTCCTCGATCTGCAGCCGATCGATGCAACAGACATGACCGAGGCGCAGCTGAACGCCGCGCTCGCGGAGCGCCTCGTGGTCCCGGAGCTCGCCGGCTCCTGGGCGCGGCTCGTCGTCGAGAACCTCTCGCGCCTCACGCAACGCGGGCTCGATCACACGGCGCTGCGGGTGTTCAAAGCGGCTGCGCTGAACCTGCAGATCGAGTGGCGCCGGCCGGCGGCGCAGGCGCCGAGTGCGGAGCGGGCGGCACGGATGCGCCGGCAGAGCCTCGAGCAGACGGTGGAGGGGTTCCTGACGGAGCGCACACTGCCCGAGGACGTCGATCGCGAGCGGCTGCGCGCGTTGGGGCAGGCGTTTCTCGCGACCGCGGCGGGGCTCCCGGATCCGTACACGGGCGAGCCGGTCACCGGCGTGGCGTAGGTGCAGGACCGGCAGGTGCCGGGTGTGCGTAGGGCCGGACGGAGCTGTGTGTGTAACGGGGCATGCGGTCCACGGCGATGGGTAGGCCCGAACAGCACGGGGTCCTGGGTGGCACGCCTCATAAGCGACGCCCCGCGGGAGACGAAGGGGTCAAACCCGACCGTGCCCTGGTTATCCCGGAGGGCTGTGTGCAGCACCGGCGAAGCGAGTCCCCGCCGGGAACGGGACACCGGATCCGTGCCGCGCAGGACCTGGCGGCCTTTGAAAAGCGGGGGGAATGAGCAGCCCAGATCCCCGCCCCTGCGGCTGAAGCTCACGCTGAGCGCCGAGCCACCAGCTCGGAGGCCCCGTCGAGTCGGGGCAGCCGCTCTCGTGCCCTGGGTCGTCAACCATGCGTCGGGCTGAGTGCGTCGTTCGGCACGAAATCGAGACAGACCTACGTGGGACCCAGGGCGCAGCGACCACCCCGCAGCACCGAGAGGAAATCATGGGCAAGCATCTGCG